CATCTATAGCTTCGTACTGTCCTCCTGCAGCTATTGGTGTTTGATAAACTAAAAAAGAATTTGCAGAGCCACCACTCGCTGTGCTTGTCACGTAAACGTTAGCTTTGATAGTTGCGTTTGTGATGTTCACTAATCTAATACCAATAAGTGCATCATCACTGTTGGCTGTTAAAACTGTTCTTGCAGTAGTTCCAATGGCAATATCGCCCGAACTGTTGAAAGGTATTTTTCTCTCAAAATCTTGTGCCACTTAATTATCTCCTATTCATATTTGTATCAAAGGGCAACAGAAAGGGCAATTACAAATCCTGCTGTTACTCCTCCTGAAACTGTTAATGCACCACTACTAGATAAAGTAGCGTCACCTGAAACTGCAACTTCTTGAAAACTTGTACCATCACCAACAAGTATTTTACCTGCTGTATTGTCAGGCATTCTTAGTTGCGAACCAATTGTTAAGTTATTACCGATACTAGCGTCATTACTAGCGTCCTCTACTACTGCTTTAGAAGCAGGTAAAGTACAAAAAATATCTTTAGTTCCTGCAGTAAAGTCCACTGCATTATCACTATTAGATGATGATATGACTGTAGTTCTAGCTAAATCAGAGCTATCACCGTCGAGTGTGCCTAAGCCTACTTCAAACTCTGCTGTGCCTGGATTAAATATCGCATAATAAGTAGTATTACTATTACCTATTCCTGCACCAAATGTTTCAAATCCTTGAACCGCTCCACCTAAGGCAAAAGTTCCTGTTCCGGTGGTTGTGGTTGTTTCTTTTACTCTGTCATTAATTACGAAAGCCATGATATTTTATAGCACTAAGCTACCTCTCTGTCATCTACTTCTGTCCATGTATTTGTAGCACTATCATCAACGCCTGTCCATGTATTAGATACACCCGGTACAACTGGAGACCATGCTAGAACACCTGGTGTTCTGATAGTCACAGTCATGTCAATACCGTTTACGGCGGCTATTGTAACAGGCACACCTGCTGCAGTGCCAATCGCAGAAGTTAAGGCAATGCCTGTAGGACTTACAGTGATACTTGGTGTAGCAACCGCAGTGCCAATAGACGTTGTAGTCGCTATACCTGTTGGGGTTACAACGACATTACCTTGGAATGTTTCTGTACCGATAGCAGTCGACATAGACTGACCATTGCCTGTAAGGTCAACAATCAGATCACTTGTAAAGGATATAGAGCCACGAGCAGATGTCATTGCAATGCCTGTAGGAGTTGCTACAACGGCACTTGTTTGTGTGGCTGTACCTATGGCAGAAGATAAAGCAATACCAGATGGTTGAGCAATAACGTCTGTTTGAACAGTTGAAGCACCAACACTTGTGTTTAGTAAGTTTTCACTACCAACAATAATAGATGTTTCACCACCAGCAGAGACCGAGTAAGCTCCTATGTTCTGAATTGCAACAGCTATACCTGTTGGTGTAGCAGTTACATCGGGTAGAAATATTGTGACGGAGGCTTGTGTAGAACTGACTGCAATGCCTGTTGGCACTACAGTTACACTTGTTACAGCACCTTCTGTGCCAATAGCCGTTGATAAGCTTTGGCCTGAAACAGAAACGCTTACATCTTTTATACCTTGCGAAGCAAAAGAATCTTCAGCAAATGTGGTTTTACCAAAAAACATAACGCTTTACCTGGCGTTAAACTTAAGTGATTCTTAAGATAGCACTAGAAGCATTATTAGTTGGAAATTGTACTGTGAAAGTTCCTGATGTTGATGTCTTAACTGCTCCAAAATCTAAAACCATAACTGCAGCATTTGTATTTGTTGTTGCAGTAGTGTTTGAATTATAAATCACAGCAGCTTGAGCTGAGATCGAAGCGCTTGTAAAACTAATATCACTAAAATCAATAAATGAAGTGTTGTTTGTTGCTCCAGCACCTGTGCTTGTTAAGTTACCACCACCAGCAGAGTAGGTGCCTGATGCACTAACTTCTTGTGAAGTTGTATATGCAGTGGTCGTGTTGCTTAGGGAAGCAGAAGCGCCGTATAAAGCCAACTTAAATTGATCTCCACCAGAGGAGCGAAAGTCGTGTTCGCCTTCTAACAATTCCTTTTTAAAGCTATCACATACCGCTTGTGTAATCGCCATTTTTATGTACCTCCAGGGTCAACTGATTTAAGAGGAATACGGAGGACCCCATCTGAGTATTCATCCCTTCGTTTTCTGCCCATCTGAGTTTGTGCTAAACCTTGCACTGACTGAGCATACTTCTGTTCGTATAATTGCACATATGCAGGATTTTTCAAGTAAGAAAAAGTTTCAGATAATGTGCCGTAAAGTAAAAGATCTGATGCAGTGTTGGATAAGTAGGTTGTTGTAGTGGTTCCTGACGTTCCATCTCCTAGTCGTTCTGGAGTCCTGTTATACCAGAGTTCAACTGTAATAGCTGCATTTGGTGTTGGTGCTATAATAAAAGTATCGTTATCCCAATTAGCGTAGTATTTTGGTGTTCCTGTATTATTAGCTCTATCAACATTATATTCATCAATAAAAGTGGTATCTCTTTGTTCTAGCCAGGTTCTATCTGCATTACCATCTACAATTTGAATGCCCCTTTCAAAATCAAAATCTTCTGGGACAGTAACAAAAGGACTACCAATAGTAAGAGAGGATGTTGCGAATTTTCTAAATGCATCTAAATCTAATTCTTTTTGAATTTTATTTTCTGTGTTGGTAATAAAAACATTAATAATATTATTAGAAAGTACATCAGCACTAACGTCTGTAAAATCTCTAATATTATTTAATAGTTCGCTATAGTTCATGGTGTATTAATTGAGTTACCCATACCTGGATGACTACTACAATAATAATATAGTGTTGGGGCTCCAATTGCTACCGTAATTTCTAATGCTCTTGTAGTTGCACTAGAATATCCACTAGCGTAAGCCGATTGTGTAACAGAAGATCCATTAATCTTGAAAGTTACACCAGATGTATAAACTGACCCTGAATTATGACTACCATCTGATGTTGTGCTTAAATAAAAAGGATGTGAACTAACTGTGTTGTCACTTAAATTAAATATGTATGAGTCACCTTCATTGAGTGTCAATACAGGTGCTTCGACACCATCAATATAAAAGGCATTACCTCCACCTGTTTTACTTGCAACCGTTACGGTATATGTAGTTGTACTAGCTGTAGACACAGTCACGGAGCCTACTGAAAATCCTACTTCTAGTTTTTTAATATTGTTTGAGGGCTGCATTCCATTTGACTCAAAAGAACTATCTCCAGAATCTCCAACAAAAACTATTACAGGTTCATTTCTTGCGGGTTTAGCATTTTTAAGCGCTTCAGGATCTGGTCTGGAGTAGGGAGGATCGAGTTGTGGATGTTTTGATTCATAACACTCAGGGCAAACAAAAAGTCCATTCCATTCTTTTTGTAGTTCTAAATAATCATATTGATACCCACACCTGTCACAAATTGCTTGTGAGTATTTTCCAACTGAAAATGTCATTTATTAACTGCCTCTAAAATAACTTTGTGGCACTAAGTGAACAGATGTTCTTTGACCATCTTCTGTTAATGCTCTTTGTAATTCATCCTCATAATAAAGTTTCATTTCTTGAACTCTACCCGGACTGTGTTTTTGAGCTAAGTAAAAAGATAAACCAGATACCATACAAGGTAAAAATCTGTAAGGAGCATCTGGCGTATTTGTGTAGGCTCCTGCATCTTCTATTCTAGCAACATAATAATAATTTATTTGTGTATCCGTTACATTAGGAGTTAAATATAAATTTATTTCAACATTGGATAAATTTCTTCTAACATAATATTGACTTGGTGTTCCTGTTGAACTTTTATTTGGAATAGCTTGATACTCAGATCTAGAAATTTTTGTCATGGTGGTATCTGTTGTGCCGTTTCTAAACACAGCTTCTAAAATATCACTCGTGTTAGAGGGTGCGGTATATGTTGTAGTGGTGGCTACCAAGTTCTGTGTGTGATTAACAACCTTCCAAAGATGAACTCCTCTATTACCCCATTCAGACAATAATAAATTCAAACTTCTTCTAGCTGATTTTAAATCATAACCTGTTCTTGTTTGTTTACCAATTCGCTCGAAGGACTCTTCGATAACATCATCAATATTCAAATCAAAATCTGTTGTACTTGAAGTAGCCATACTAAATTATTTTTTCTTCATCATTCCACCGCCACGCTTCTTCATGACAGCCATTCCACCACCACGCTTCTTCATGACTTGTTTTTTCTTCTTCATCATGCCTCCGCCTCTTTTTTTGATTACTTGTTTCTTCTTCATCATGGTAATTACCTCTTCTTATTTAATTGTTCATATGTGCGTTGCCTTTCAGCTACTACTTCCTCATAGTAGTTTTTAGGCCATTTCTTATAATACCCTATCTTATGTAGTTTGCAACTTGCTTCATATAGTTGTTTAAACTTTTGTATTAACATCATAGAATATTCTAAATCTCCATGACTGACAGGCTCATCGGTGGGGTCACACAAAAACTCTTGGTCTTTAGGGTCCGCAGGAGTTTCAGGGTGAAAGCCCATAAAATACACATCTCTGCGATTGTAAGTTTTATTATAAAAGTCTATTTTTTCTTGAAATTGATCAGGGCTATATTGTTCAAAAAAAGGATCGCAGTAGATTATAATATCGTGTTGTTTTTTATTCCAAGACTTAATTACGTCAGTCAATTGTTTTTCGTATTTAGATTTATCCATGCGAACTTCAATTCGCACTTTATTATCTTTTCTCCATTTAGCTGCAAAAGGACAAGCTGGGAAACCGATGTGTTTGTTCATTGGTTCTAAGACAGTCTTAGACCAATTAACTACATCAAGCTTTATTTTTTCTGCTTGTTTTTTTCTTGACAAAAGTTTTCACATTAGTTG